AATTGCGCGCGAAAGGCATTCCCACCAGCCGTTCCGTCTGTTCCGTCAGTAACTACAAAACCCGTAGCATTACCATCCCCTCCGTCACCGCCATTGCCGCCCTGACCCTTAACTAAACCGTTGTTGATAATGGTAATTGTGTCGCCACTTGCCCAGCCCGTGCCTGTATCTAGGGCAACCGCTGCCGTGCTAGTCGTGCCAACGGTGGCGCCGCTGTTAATTGTCAGCGTGACATCTGTCACGCCAGCCACATAGCTTGCGCCTTTGTTACTAAATATATTGTAGTTACTTTGGTTGGACGCAATCGTAAGGCTTAGGGCTGTGCGGTTGACCGCCCCATAAAAGTCGCCCATAGAAATTGCGCCGCTTGTTGGCACGTTGCCGTTTCCGGCGGCGTCCGGCACCTTACCGCCGCCCTTGTAAAACTCGGACAGGCTGTGGGGTGTGCTGTCGGAAAATTCGCCAACGATGTCGGTGGCAAATGATAGCGCGCCAGAGGATTTAACAGCCATGAGCCGCCTCCACTAAATAGAGCCAAATGCGGTTACGTCGCCGGTAACCTTTAGGTTACCAGACGTGTCGAGCTCCATCTTGGCGGTGCCGCCGTATTTAAAGATGAGCTTGTTGCTAGACACCTCAAACGACCAGTCGCCTGCCGTGTTGTCTAGGGCGATATTGCCCTTGACCAGCACGTCGGCCTCGAATGTCGCGTCCTTGTCGTCGGCAATGGTGAGCGCAGTCGCGTGAGCGTTTACGCTTGAGCCGGTAGAGCCAGCGCCGTCTGCGACTTGAACAATAACGGCGCCGCCTGTGCCCGTGCCTGTGCCGGCGCCGCCCTTCAAGGTAAGAGCCGTGCCGGACTGGTCAGTGCCCGATGCGTCGGCCGGCTCAATGGCGTCAGCCGCAACCTCGTCGCTTGCGTTCCGGGTGACCAGCGTGCCGCTGCCCGTTGTCGCAAACTTGCCGTCGATCGTGTCGAGGTTGTTGTTAATCTTGGTTCCCCAAGTGTCGTCCGACCCGCCGATTTCTGGCTTTGTCAGACTAAGATTGGTGGTTGTGGTATCTGCCATTTTCTAGTCCTATGCTGAAATCCAACTAGCGTCTGAGCCAGTTTGGCTTGTGTACGCCACTGTCGCGGCGTCGGTTACGTCCGACCAGTCGCCGGAAATAATGTCGTCGCTATCCCAGAAGAAGCGAACATTTGCGGCAGCAGACGAGGGCTGCTGAGCGCTAAACGAGAACTCCATAGTCCTTGTCAGGCCAGCCGGGCCTAGCGTCTTAAAAGTTGATGAGACTGAGACAGTCGCGCTGGCGTCAAAGAGGCCAGTCAGTGCGGCGCTGACGTTAGATGCCTGAGACACGCTGGCGCCTGCCGGCTGAATGCGCGTCACCGCGCCCGACGTAGCTGACGCGCCGCTTGCCGCTGCGCTGACCTGACCAACCCGGAGCGCTGCGGCGGCTACTGCCGACGAGGCTGAGGCGCTCGCGTCTGCCGAAGTCAGCTTTGCTATTGACGACGACACACTCGACGACGCCGACACTTGCGATGAGGTAGTAAAAATCTCAATAACATTCGCGGAGAGTGACGACGACGCCGCAATCTGACTGGATACTGTAAACACCTTGGACAGGCTCGCCGACGCCGAAGACGCCTGCTGCATAGACGCGGCAAGCGTTACGGCCTCCATCTGACCGTATGCTAGGGTGCCATATTGGCCGCCACCATATCCAATGTATTGCGTCATTAGGTTAGCTGTATATCCAAGTCGCCGGCTGGGATGCGGAGCACGTCGCCGGTGTTAATTGTCTTGCTGGTCGATACCGCCGCATATGCGAGCAGGTTGCCAGAGGTCAGCGCGTCAAAGACGCCGACGTGGGTAATTGTCCCCAGGTCTGCCGTGGCAGTCGGGTAGTCGATCGCGGCGCTGTTCGTCGCCTCAGTCGGGTCGGTGCCGCTCACCGTAAAGGTGGCAGTCTGGCGTGCGTATCCGCCGCCCGATACCTCAGTGCCGCCGCCCGTGTCTGATGGGGCTGCCGTAAAGAGGCCAACATATAGCGTGCTAGGCGCAGAGTAGGCGTTCCCGCCAAAAACGTGGTCAAGCACGGCGTCTTCCAAGTAGTTAGTAAAGCTCATATCAATTTGTCCTATAAATAACCGTGCGGCTGCTGTTGCCGCCGTATGTGCGACGGCGCACCGTCAGGCTGCCGCCAGCAAACCGCGCACGGTCTTGCTCGTCGGCCAAATTTTGCAGTTGCGATTGGTACAGGCCAACCACAACCGGCAGCCGCTCGTCGTCCATTAGGAAGACAAGCGCTTGCTTGATTACCCCGTAGAGATACAGGTCGGGATATTCCTCTATCAGCCAGTTGGTCAGATTGTCTGAGTGCAGGGCTGGTATCTTATAATAATATGTGAGCTCAACCGTTTGGCCTGACGAGGGGCGAGGCACAAGCTCAAGAGTGTCGCCGACGATGGCGTAAAACTCCGGTATGCCGGTAACGTCGCCGTTGGACGCGCGATACTGGTCGGCAGTCTCAAGGGACACCTGACGCAGCAGCTTTATTGGGTCGGCGTTAAGCTGCACGTTTACAGCCTCAAGCCAGTCGAGCGGCAGATTAGTAAAGTGGCTGTCGACGGTGGCCGTGACGCGCCTCACCATCTTGCGGTGGCGGATAGTGCGGTTAAACTCTGCCTCGGCATTTTTGATAAACACGTCCATCTGGTCGTTGTCTATGTCCTGCCGATTTAGGTAATTTGAAACCTGAGTGCGGAGCGATGTGTAATTCATACCCGGCCTTCCCAAACACGAAAATCTCGGTGGTCACTGTCATTAAGCCAGCGACGCCAAGCCTCTTGGTCGTTAGCCCAACCCTCTCGGATTGCGCGCTCATAAATAGCGACTGGCACGGTGGCGACATGCTTTAGGTCGCCCCCAGCCTTGTGGTTTTCGCGGTTTATCTTATTGGCGCGCACAATGGGGTCGACGTTCTGGTAGGTGTGGACGTGAAAGGTGTCCTTGCCGTCCAAGTCCTGAGTGACAACTTCGCGCACGATGTGGCCTCGCGCATCATATAAAAACTTTGTCGTCGCCATATTACAAACCCAAAGGCTAGAGCCGCGAAAGGCGGGGCCGGCGCGGGCCGGCCCCAACCAGACTTAGGAGGTGGTCAAGTCAGCCACGATGCCGTGGGCTGCCTCTTCGTGCATGCACACGCCCCACTCAGCCATGATGGCTTGCGTGGATGCGTCGCCGGTCTTGCCGAGCTCATATGTCTCAAAGTCACGCAGATATGCGACAGAGACGAAGTTCGGGTCGAGAACCAGCGCCGAGCGGCCGCGCGAGAAGCGTGACGGCTGAATAGCTAGCTGTCCGAAGTCGGACGCAAAAATTTCCACGCCAGCCTCGATTGTGTTGGCGTCAATCATCTGACGTGCAGACGCGCGGCCGGTAAAGCCAGAGATTTTCTGCTTGTTGAAGCCGCCAACAACTACGACGCTTGGGTCTGCGCCGGCGTCGAAGCACTGCTGCAAAACATCCTTCAGCATCGCCTCAGTAAACACGCGCTGCGTGCCGTCTGTGACTGCGCCGGAGCTGTTTGCGCCAGACGTGCCGCGAGATGCGTTGGTTGAAATCCAGCTCTCAACACCGCGAGTGGCGCGAGCTGTGGTGGCGTCGCCGGCAGTCTTGTTTTGCTTGCCGCAGATAGCCGTTTCCATGTCGCGCTTAATTTCTTTTGCACGCATTGACATGCTGTAGGCCAGTTGGCTGTTGCCAGCGCCGGCAGGATTAGAAGCTTCCTGCGTGCCGGTTACAGTCGCGTCGCGGCGGTTGATTTGACACACATTGCTTTCGCGAGTGGTAGGCGTGGTGGCCGTTTGCGACAGGGCATCGCCCTCAAGCACGCCCGTCGCCGAAGCGGCGGCCAGCGTGTCAGTCTGCCAGTCAAATGTCACATTGGAGACATTTTTGCGGCCGGCAGCCGTCATAACGGGTGTGTCTACGGGCGCTATCGAATAGATTACCGAGCTCAACTCTTCACGGTTAGCCGTAGCTGAGTAGGTATCAAAAGCGTTAGTTACTTTTGCCATTTTATTTTACCTTTTTGCGTTTAGTAGGTTTTCAAATACGGCAGTCGCGTCATGCACACTGCCAGACTTAGAAAGGCGCTCCTTTGCGACCCGCGTCCTGCTTTTCCGCCTCACATTTGATGTCCCAGCTTTTGCGGTTTTCTTAACGGCCTGCTTAGGCTTCCGCTTGTTCGCCTGGCTCGCCATCATTGCGTCTCGCAAAATCAGGATTGCCCGGCTGTCGTATACTTCGTTGAGTTCGGCGTCAGTGAAGCCTCGGCTCAGCGCGTATTCGCGGATTTCTTGGCGCTCTTTTGTGGCGACTGCCTCATCTTTCCATGCGGGCAGGGCGTCCATCAGGGCTACCGTCTCCTTTTGCAGATGGTCAGCCAAAAGCTGTTGCTGTTCGGCCTGACCTGTCTGAGCGAGGCGCTCCTGCTCCTGCTTGACTGCATTAAGCTGCGCCTGACGTTGGTCTAGGGCATCCTTTTCAAGCATATATTGGAGCGGATCGCTTTCGCGGAGCTCGTTAAGTCGCTGCAACTCTTCCGGACTGGTGGCAGTCTGAAGTTGTTGCGCTAGCTGGGGCAGTAGCTCAGCATATTGCATCCGCTCTTGCCGCAACGCCTCCAACTCTGTCTCAGAAGCTTTACGCTGCTCAGCCAGAGCCTGAGTTTTTTTGGTGTAGTCCGACTGCCGCAAATAACTTTTCTGCAACTCGTCGAGGGTGACCTCTACCTGCTGCCCATCCATATCAAGCTGGATAAGCTGCTCACCGGGTTCCTCGTCGGCGCCGACATGGTCTTCAGCGTCGTCCTCATCACCAGACAGCTCCTCCTCAAAGTCTTCATCGTCCTCAAAAGTTTCGTCGGCCTCGTCGGCCTCAACTTCCTCAACCTCAAACTCTTCGGCCTCGTCGCTATCTTGAAGCGCCTCTGTCGCATTGTCTGGCTGGTTATCCGCATCGCGGGCCGCAAGAAAACCTTCAAAGGCGTGTGTTGATTTTTCTTGTTCGTTTTGCAGGTCAATCGGCTTCTCGCCGGTGTTGGTGTCTGCTTCTGACATTGATTATACCTCAACAGTAGATTTAAAACTAGCCCCGCTTGGATTGATTTGGCGAGTGCCAATTCTTAATCTTCACGAGGCGATTTTGGCTGATTGCTCCAGCCTC